CAATAATGGAGAAAAGATTAAGTTTGTCTATCTTAAGATGCCTAATCCTATCAAGGAAAATGTAATCGCGTATGCAAACGATCTTCCTAAAGAGCTTGACTTACATAAGTTTATAGACTATAATAAGCAGTATGATAAAGCTTTTGTTGACCCTATCAAGCATTTACTTGACGCGCTTGAGTGGGAAGTAGAGCCTACTGCTACGCTAGAGGATTTCTTTGCTTAATGTATAGTATGACTATATTCAAGTCTCCACGTTGGTGGGAGCGAGAGAATAGATATGTATATGATAACAAGACTCATCGTCGTATGGACTTTGAGTCCTGGGATAAGTTTGTTAACTTTTTACGCAAGTTAAGTGAAAGGAAATTAAATGGTAAGCAAGATGCAGAGCTTATTTCGCCAGCTGTATTTAAACCTAACACTACTAGGGGCAACGCAAACGTACTTGCTTGGGCTCGGTGGGCTGCTGTTGATGTTGACGATACTACGTTTGATGGAAACCTAGAAGATGAGCTTCGTAAACGATTCGGGCATTGGAGTTTTGTGTGTTATTCTACTGCTAGCAGCAGTGATACTTTACCGAAGTTTAGATTGGTATTCCAACTTAGTAGCGAGGTTGAGGTTGATAAAATACGACACTTTTGGTTCGCACTTAACTCTGAACTCAACGATCTCGGAGATCCGCAGACTAAAGATCTTGCAAGGATGTATTATATTCCTGCAATTTACTCTGGCGCTAATAATTTCTTTTTCGTTAATGATGGTGAGCCATTGGATATTAACTACGTATTGGCTAGGTGGCCGTACGATGATAGACGTAATGCTAAATCGTTTTTAGATAAGCTACCTGACGCTTGGAGAGAGCAAGTAGTAGAGTATCGTAAAGGTAAGCTAGATAATACTAGTTATATTTGGACTTCATATAAAGATTGTCCATTTGTAAATAAAAATCTATTTAAAGAGTATATTAGTATGTCTTTTATGGACGGAACAGGACGTTATAGAATGATCTATAAGTTAATGATTTCTGTCGCTGCTAATGCTATAGAGAAGCAGTATCCAATAACTGCAAATCAGATAGTAGATCTTATAAGAGAAGTAGATAGAGAAACTGCTAACCTCTATGAGAAAAGACCTTTAGAATTAGAAGCTAATAATGCATTAGAGTATGCATATAAAAACGGAGTTTTATAATGCTACCTGACCAAATGGAAGCAGAAAAAAATAGAAAGATTATCGTCTCTCAAGCTAGAGTTATTGATCAATTACAGACTAACGTAAAGGAATTACAAGAGCAATTAGGATATGCTAATATACGTATCAAAGAATTAATGGAGAATAAATTATGATAGCAGGTAAAGTATGGGGCACTACAAAGCTAGTTGAAGCAAATGGTGCTTTAGAATTTCATCGCATTGAAATGAAAAAGGGGGGAGTATGTTCTAAACACCTTCACCGTTATAAGTGGAATGGTTTTTATGTAGAGTCTGGGATCATGTTAATTAGAACATGGCAACGTGATTACGATCTTGTTGACGAAACTATTGTAGAAGCTGGTGAGTACCATAAAGTTAAGCCAGGCCTGTATCATCAGTTTGAATGTATTGAATCTGGAGTTGCATTTGAACTATACTGGGCTGAATTTAACCATAATGATATAGAACGAGAAAATGTAGGATATCATATAGATGAGGATGAAGAAGAAACTATACATCTGACACCATCTACAATGTATGATGAAACCGATTTTGCAGGTGGTAGTACACTATACTCTTCAGATGGAACATCTATTACTATTGATCGAGACGAAGATGGACCTTATATAAAGACATGATTATAGGTATTACTTTTAGTACATTCGATTTATTACACGCTGGGCATATTGCAATGCTTAGAGAAGCTAAAACCGTATGTGATTATCTTATATGCGGATTACAAGTCGATCCATCTTTAGAGCGCAAAGAAAAAAATACTCCAGCTCAAACTTTAGTAGAGAGATGGACTCAGCTACAAGCTGTAAAATATGTAGATGAAATAATTCCATATCAAACGGAAAAAGATGTAGAAGACATCTTGCAATTATTTCAAATAGATATTAGAATAATAGGAGAGGAGTATAAGAAAGCTGGCCGATATACTGGCCGAGCTACTTGCACTGCTCGAGGTATTGAAATATACTATAATAAAAGGGATCATAGGTTCTCTACATCAGACTTAAGAGATAGAGTTTATGGTGAAGAACTTAAAAAACAAATATTAGGAGATATGAATAATGAGTGAACCTGAACTAATGCCAGTTGCTAAGCGCAGAGAGCAGAAATTTAAACTAGGTATTATAGGTTATGGATATGTAGGTAAAGCAGTAGATTATATCTTCTCCACCCCTACAGTAGAAAAAATGACTATAGATCCTAAGTATAATGAAAATACTTTAAAAGATTTATGTGACTGGAATCCTTCTTGTGTCTTTATTTGCTTACCTACTCCATCTAAAGAAGACGGTAGTGTTGATAGTAAAGATATAGATGAAGCAGTAATGCGATTAGTAAATCAGACAGATGCATTTATTGTTATTAAGTCTACTGTTACTCCAGATATTATTGACCGCTTATCTAGAATTGATGGTCGTATTGTATATGAACCTGAGTTCCTAACCGAAGCTAATGCTAAAATGGATATGCTGCAGCGTCGTTATAGAGTTGTAGGAGTTCAACAACAGGAAGCAAGTCAGCATTTAGAAGGACTTTATAACTATTTTAGTATTGCAGATCCAGCTCAAGTAATTCCAATGTCACCTGTTGAAGCATCGTTCTTCAAGTATACTATGAATAACTTTCTTGCTATGAAGGTTACGTTTCTTAATCAACTAAAAGCAGTTATGGATGAGTATGGTGGTAGTTATAATCAACTATCACGAGTGCTACCAATGGATGGGCGTATGGGTCACTCTCATATGAAAATTCCTGGTCATGATGGTAAAGAAGGATTTGGTGGTGCTTGTCTACCTAAAGACCTTACAGCGTTTATCTCCTTTATAGAGAATAAGACAAAGGTTGATCCAGCTTTACTTAAGACAGTAAGAACAGTTAATGATGCAATTAGAAGTGAATATGATCTAGACGATCGGGAGAAAGAACAAAATGTCAATTATGGACAAACTGAAGAAGAACAGCAAGATAAAGACGACGGAAGTTCTGAGTCAAAGTAAATTCTTTACTGAAACGGATATGACGCCTACAGCTGTACCTATGGTGAATGTAGCGTTATCTGGCTCTGTAGATGGTGGAGTGACTCCAGGACTCACTGTTCTTGCTGGTCCTTCTAAACATTTTAAGACATCATTTGCATTACTAATGGCTGGTGCTTATCTTGATCGTCATCCTGATGCTGTAATGCTCTTCTACGATTCAGAGTTTGGTTCTCCTCAATCATACTTTGAGCAGTTTGGTATTGATACATCTCGTATTCTACATACTCCTATTGCTAATGTAGAAGAGCTCAAGTTTGACCTAATTGCGCAGCTCGAGGCTATTGAACGCTCTGATAATGTAATTGTTGTTATTGACTCTATTGGTAATCTAGCTTCTAAGAAAGAGTTAGATGATGCTATGAATGAAAAGTCAGTAGCAGATATGTCACGTGCGAAGGCTCTTAAAGGGTTATTTCGTATGTGTACTCCTTATCTTACTATGCGTAATATTCCTATGATTGCGGTTAATCATACCTATCAAGAGATTGGTTTATTCCCTAAAGCTATTGTAGGTGGTGGTACAGGTATCTATTATAGTGCAGATAATATCTGGATCTTAGGACGTCAGCAAGATAAAAAAGGTACAGAGATTCAAGGGTACCATTTTGTTATTAATGTAGAGAAAAGTCGTTATGTTAAAGAAAAGTCAAAGATTCCTATTACAGTATCTTGGGATGGTGGTGTCCGTAAGTATTCAGGGTTGCTCGATTGTGCTCTTGCTGGTGGTTATGTTACTAAGCCTTCTAATGGCTGGTATGCTGCAGTTAATCAAAATACTGGAGTTGTTGGATCTAAAGTACGGTACGATGTCACGCTTAGTAAGTCCTTCTGGGATCCAATCTTTGATAACACAGATTTTAAAGACTTCCTAAAAAAGCAGTATAGTATTGGTCACCAATCTTTAGTAAGTATGGATGAGATAGTTGAAGATTAAAGACAATCCCTGGCCTCATTTTATAGTAGATGACTTCTTTGAAGATGAGGATTATAATAGATTAGTATCTTTAGCTAAACCAATATATGAACATATTCCTTTAAAGAAGAAAATAGTACAGAATGTAACAACTGATTATTATACTAAAACTTATGGACCTAAAGCTTTAAGATATCTTGATCTATTACAAGCTTGGAAAGTAGAATATTATAACCGATTTCAGTTAGACATCCAAGCAGTAAATGATGGAGAACCTTCTTCAGAATTTATTCATGTAGATCGCAAAGATAAATTACTCTCTATAGTAGTGTATGGTTATCCTATAAAGCATGTAGGAACATACATAGGTTCTACTAGAGATAATTTAACTCCTGTAAAATGGAAACCTAATAGAGCGTTAATTTTTTCGAGAGGCGCGAATACTTGGCATAAGTTTCCTACTGACGGGCTAGGTCCTAGAATTACTTTTAACATTAACCTTTATACGGATTTTTTTAATGAGTGAAAAACTAGAAGAAAATGTACATTATGAACTTGTTCCAGGCAATACTGATCATTGGGATATAAGAGTATTAAAAGGAGATTATATCGAGACCGTATTTAACTTTGGTGCAATTAAAGTAACGGAAAATGACGAGTTAAGATATAATACAGAGATAAAACATTCTACCTTTGATGAGGATTATAGCTATGATTCGGATTTAGAGTGGCATAATCTTACAGGTAATATATTAATTAACATTATAGAACAATCTATAGAAAATAAGAATAACTCTTGACCTCTATAGATATTTTTAATATAATATATGTTACATAAAGATGAGGTAAAAAGTTGAGTAATATCGAACAAGTTGTATTGAAGCATCTGCTTTTAGATGAATCATATACACGTAAAGTTCTCCCGTTTATTAAGCCAGAATATTTTCAAGGAGTTTATAATCAATTATTTAAAGAAGTAGCTAAGTTTGTTGCTAAGTACAATAAGTTACCTACTATGGATGCTTTTAAGATTGAAATAGACCAAAGCGATAAGTTTAACAACGATCAGTATATCGCCGCGATGGAGATTCTTCCTAACGTTTTTGATAGTACCTCACATGATGCTGATAGTGATTGGTTACTAGACACTACGGAGAAATGGTGTCAGGATAGAGCGATACACAATGCTATAATAGAATCAATATCAATTATAGATGGAAAGCATAAAGATTTAACTAAAAATGCTTTACCTGATCTGCTTACAAAAGCTCTTGGAGTATCATTCGATACAGCTATCGGCCATGATTATATTGAAAACGTAGATGAGAGATATGACTTTTATCATGAGCAAGAAGAACGAATCCCTTTTGACTTAGAGTATCTTAATCGAATCACTAAAGGAGGATTACCTAATAAAACTCTTAATATTGCATTAGCTGGTACTGGAGTTGGTAAGTCTCTCTTTATGTGTCATGTCGCTAGCTCTGCTTTGACTCAAGGAAAGAACGTGCTATATATTACATTGGAAATGGCTGAAGAGCGCATTGCTGAACGTATAGATGCTAACCTACTTGATGTTCCTATTGATCAACTAGAAAATCTATCTAAGCAAATGCTTAAGACTAAGATTGATCAAATTGCAGAGAAAACTAGCGGTAAGTTAATTGTAAAAGAATATCCAACCGGATCTGCTCATACAGGTCATTTTAGAGCTTTACTTAACGAATTAAAACTTAAACGTAACTTTGTACCTGATGTAATTTTTATTGATTATTTAAATATATGTTCATCTAGTAGAATGAAAGGAATGGGAGGTGCAATCAACTCATACTCCTACATTAAAGCAATTGCTGAAGAGATACGAGGTCTTGCGGTGGAGTTTGACGTACCGATCGTATCTGCAACACAAACGACTCGTTCTGGTTTTACTTCGTCGGATCCTGGGCTTGAGGACACGAGCGAGTCTTTTGGATTACCCGCTACCGCAGACCTCATGTTCGCACTTATATCATCAGAAGAATTAGAAAGTTTAGGTCAAGTAATGGTAAAGCAATTGAAAAACCGTTATAATGATCCTAGTAAGCATAAACGATTTGTATTAGGTATAGATAGATCTAAGATGAGACTATTTGATGCTGATAATGCTGAAGAAGGAGTAGTAGATGATACTCCAGCATTTGACAAGTCTCAAGTTAATGAACGATTTAAAGATTTTAAAATGGAGTAATAAATGGCTGTAATTCGTAATAATAAAAAAACAAGTATTGGTAAACGTAATGTTAAAATGTCTTCTATGAATAAACATAAAAAGCGATCTTATAAAAAGTCGCGAGGCCAAGGATAATGTATGCGCGTCTCATATCATATAGCCAGCCCGTTCGTCATGTTCATTCCGGAGAACCGGGCATCATGGGCCTCGAAAACATCCAAGATCTCATCGCTTATTGCGCCCGTGTCTCCAATCCATCGAACCAAGCTAACACAAAGACAACGGCCAAATTACTCGACTACCTTATCAAACACAAACACTGGTCGCCATTCGAAATGGCTTCCGCATGCTTTGAAATTGAAACAACTCGTGACATCGCAAGACAGTTATTAAGACATAGGTCTTTCTCTTTTCAAGAGTTTAGTCAGCGATATGCAGATGTTCGTGATTTAGATGACTCTCTAGTTATCCGTAAAGCTAGATTACAAGATACTAAAAACCGTCAGAATAGTATTATTACTGATGATACTAATTTGCACATTAATTGGGAACAACATCAGCGTAACGTTTGGAGCGCTGCAATGAAAGCATACGAATGGGCAATCGAAAATGGAATCGCAAAAGAACAAGCAAGAGCGGTATTACCAGAAGGTAATACGTCTACTAAACTCTATGTTAATGGTACTATTCGCTCCTGGATACATTATGTTGAGTTACGTTCGGCACATGGAACCCAGAAAGAACATATTGAACTGGCGAGGGAGATAGCAAAAGCTATTGCTCTTATTTACCCTAAGATCGAAGAGATGTAATGACAGAGTTAGTTTTACGTAATAAAGAAATTATAAAGAAACTAGATTATGTAAAAGATACTGTTTACTCTTCTAAAGCTATGGATAGTGAATATGTAAAGTCAAAACTTATTTATCATAAAGGTTTTGATGAAGACAAACTACAAGAATATCTTGGAGAAGATTATCTTTACAAGCATATGAATGATTTGGAACATAAAGGTTTTCCAGTAGAGCATCGCTCGTTTCCAGTAGGGCATGGAATAAAAGATTGTTCTAAGCTTAAAGAAGTAAAAGAGTATGGCCAACACGATTTTGTAAATGAGTTAGGCGCTACATCAGATGCTGTCTTTTTATTTTACCCTCCTGGAGGATTTGTAGGTTGGCATAATAATGCCAACAATTCAGGTCATCAGTTTATCTTTACTCACTCAACAACTGGTAATGGATATTTTCAGTATTACGATCAAACTAAGAAAGATATAATAGTTACTAAAGATCAACCCGGTTGGAGAGTACATCATCATCACTTTGGAAAAGAAGATAAAGACCATTGCTGGCATTCAGCATATGCTGGTGAGAATCGTATTACTATGTGTGTACTATTTAGATGGTGGGATCGTCTTGAAAAGAAAGATCAAATAATAGAAATGAAAGATTTACTTATCGAAGAAATAGAATCGGAGGACTAATATGCACGGACGTCAAAGGAAAATATCTACATACTACTCAGATCACGGAGAAGGATATGCAGAAGTGTGGATGGACTTCAAAGAAGAGCTTGCCTTTATTAAATATTTCGACGATAATGATAGTAAGTTCTTTGAAGAAGATTTTCCTAACAAAGCTATACGCTATGTAGAAGATGCAGCAGAGAACTGGGCTTTAGGAATTTAAAAATTAGAAGGAAAAAATATACAGTATGGCTTATTATAGTACAAAGCGTTATGGACATAATATTGGATTAAGCGCTTGCTTTCGTCAACCACATGCAAATCATTCTCATTGTAGGTTCTTGCATGGCTACAGTCTAGCATTTAAGTTTACCTTTGGATGTAAAGAATTAGATGAACGTAACTGGGTAGTAGATTTTGGAGGACTCAAGCCTCTTAAAAAATGGCTTGAAGAAACATTTGATCATAAAGTTGTGCTTGATAGACAAGATCCAATGCTCTATAAATTTGCTGAACTAGAGAACGCAGGTCTAGCAGAATTAACGATACTAGATGGAGTTGGGGTTGAAAAGTTTGCTGAGCATGCTTGGAATAAAGCTCAGTTGATTGTAGATGAAATGACAGACGGTCGTTGTTGGGTTACTGAAGTAGAATGTGCTGAACACGGAGCTAATTCAGCATTATATTATGCCTAGATGCAAAGGGCATAAATTGTCCTTTATAAAATTAAAAAGTGGAGACTTTAAGGCTCGCGATACATTTTGTGGTGTTTCTAGCTTTGGTGAAACATGGTATTGCTCAGAACAATGTAGGGATGAGCAACCAAAACTAAAATATGACTATGCTGACGAGGAAATAAGTAATGACTGAAAAGAAATATACATACTCTGAAATATTCCATTCTATTCAGGGTGAAGGACACTATACAGGTGTACCAACTGCTTGGATTAGATTCTTTTTATGTAATCTACAATGTGATGGCTTTGGTCAGACTCATCCTACTAAACCTGAGACCTACGAATTACCATATGCTGACTTCGATGCTCACTCAGTTAATAGAGTAGAGGATTTACCTGTATGGTCTAAAGGTTGTGATTCTTCTTATACTTGGTCTAAAAAGTTTAAGCATCTTATGGGTCAAGCTACAGGAGCAGAGTTAGCTCTGAAGCTTACAGATTGTATGAAGAATGAACATAACCCAGAAGGTTGGTTTCGACATCCGCTATCTCTACAACATAATCATCTATGCATTACAGGTGGTGAACCGTTAATGAAGCATGCCCAAAATGCTTTTATTGACATTTATAATACATTAAGAGATGCACCAGGCGGTCCTATGAGAGATACTCATTTCTATAGTTCGGATAATCTACCTGCATCAGTTACTTGGGAAACTAATGGAACCCAGAAGCTATCTAATGACTTTAAAGATGTTGTAGACTCTCCTCTATTTAAACCTGAAGCTTTCTTCTCTGTATCTCCTAAGCTATGGACTGTAGCAGGTGAAAAGAGAGAGAAGGCTATCAAGCCTGATGTTGTAAAGGAATATTATGATGTGTCTAACAACGGCCAGTTAAAGTTTGTTGTAGGTCAGACAGAAGAAGAATGGCAAGAGCTTGATGAAGTAGTTAATTTATTTAGAGAAGCAGGTGTAGATTATCCTGTATGGATTATGCCTACAGGGGCAAGAGAAGAGGAGCAGCATGCTACTGCAGGTGATGTAGCTCGTATGGCATTTGAACGAGGATATAACGTCTCTGGTCGTATGCATGTCTATCTATTTGGAAACGCTATTGGCACATAAAGACTTTTTTGATGCTATAGATCAATCAGTTTTAAACCTTTATCCAAAGAAAGCTATACCTGTGCTTAGTATGGGCAGCGGGACGGATAGTGGAGTAATAGCTGCTTCTTTGTGGTCTCAAAATTTAGACTTTAAGTTAGTATGTTTTCAAGCCAATGAAGATATACCTATTTTAAACAAAAGAATACAACTAGTAGATAAAGATACATTTACAGTTAAACCTCAACCTAAAGATAAATTAGAACAAATTTATAATGAGATGGAATCTATAGGATACAAGAAAGGAGAAGGTACAGGGATAGGAGCTGGATTGGCTCATTTTATGCTCTCTAAATATATTACTAGTCCATTCATGTTCTCAGGACTAGGTACTGATGAACTATATACAGGAGATATAACTCTTTTATTTCGTTTTCTAAAACGAGCTCATATGTCTTATGATTGGTTTGAAATTGATGTACAATACCCTTTACTTACTACTGAAGT